TCTATTATTTTCCTTTCTTATCTCATTACTAACTGTTTTATTATTGCGGGGGTGATTCGACATTGGAATTAAAAGATTGGTTAAACTCTATCAACTTTAATAAGGATGATTTGACTTCTGATGATCCAGATACTATTAAGGATTATCCTGCTTATATTGTGAATAGATGTCTCAGTGGGCATCTTGATACAGTGCTTTATGCAAACGAAATGAATAAGTATCCTAACCTTGATAAGGATATGCAATATCAATTTTTTCTAAATAGTCTGAGGAAACGGAAGAGATTCTCACCCTGGCTAAGAAAGGATAAAGTTGATAACCTTAATATCATTAAAAAATATTATGGTTATAGCAACGAAAAGGCATTACAGGCTTTAAGACTTCTGACTCAACAACAACTGGATTACATTAAAAAGCGACTTGACACTGGAGGAATGAGATGAGTACTGTGAAAGAGCCTGAGGTTAATTGGAATCAGGAAATGATGGTAGAGGTTCAATTAGGTGAACCCGATGATTTTCTTAAAGTTAGAGAAACTCTTACTAGAATTGGTGTAGCTTCACGCAAGGAAAAGAAGTTATATCAATCATGTCATATCTTACATAAACAAGGAAGATATTATATTGTACATTTCAAAGAATTATTTGCGTTAGATGGGAAACACGCTAACCTTACTTCTAACGACGTTCAGCGTCGCAACCGTATTACTCAGTTGCTTTCTGATTGGGGTCTCATAGAGGTTGTTAATGCAGAATCTATTGGTGATATTGCACCATTAAATCAAATCAAAGTTCTTTCTTTTAAAGAGAAGGATGATTGGACATTAGAAACTAAGTACAACATAGGTAAAAAGAAAACTACTGAAACCAAGTAATTGAAAAAATTTATTTTTGATGTGGATGGGACTCTTACTCCCAGTCGCAAAAAGATCGAGCACGAATTCTGGGCTCCCTTTCTTATATTCTGTCGTCATAATGATGTCTATCTTGTCACTGGTAGTGACAGACAAAAGACCCTAGAACAATTGGGGTTGGATATATGCTACACTGCTAAAAGAGTATATAATTGTTCTGGTAGTGATGTGTATGAGAAAGATAAGAATGTTTATAGAGATGATTGGGAGTTACCTAAAGATGTAGAGATGCATCTAAAGGATGAGATAGTGTTCAGTGATTTTCCTTTACGTAATGGTAACCATATCGAAAGAAGACCAGGTGGAGTTAACTTTAGTATTTTAGGTAGAGATGAAGATCCAATGAAAGGTAGGAAAGAATATATTAGTTGGGATAAAATTCATGGTGAAAGAGATTATATTGCTAGAAGACTTTTATATAATTTTCCAGATTTAACTGTAGCACTTGGAGGACAGACTGGTGTTGATATTGGACCCAAGGGTGCTGATAAAAGTCAGATTTTAAGAGATTTTTCTAAGGATGATGAGTTGCATTTCTTTGGTGATAGGATTGAAAAAGGTGGTAATGACCACACCTTAGCAATGAAAATAGTAGAAAATATGATGGGAACAGCGTATAATGTAGAAGATTGGAGGGAAACCAGAACCATATTGGAGGGTTTCCCACATGACAAAAATTGAATATGTGATATAATTAATTGTGTCGCCGTAAGGGACACATTACACACTCGCTCATCGGAGGAGCTATCATGGGAAACCTAGTAAGGTATCGTTCTGCTGACCTACCAGAACTAATGGATAAGGTTATGCGGAATAGTATAGGGATCAATGATGATTACCTAGACAGATTTTTTAACGTATCACATACGTCAAACTATCCACCATTTAATTTAATCCAAGTAAACAATGTCGAATCCAGATTGGAAGTTGCACTCGCAGGGTTCAAGAAAGATGACATCAAGGTCTATACGGAGTATGGAAAATTATTTGTGGAAGGCAAGCAAGAAGATAAAGAAACAGATGGCGAATTTGTCCACAGGGGATTGGCCCAACGTTCCTTTGAACGACAATGGACGCTCGCAGACGATACGGAGGTTAGATCCGTCAGCTTTGCCGATGGACTCCTCACCGTGGAGTTAGCAAAAATAATACCAGAGAAACATACTCGAAAAGAGTTTAATCTTTGATACATAGGAGGGGTTGCATCCCCTCCTTTTTTATGATACAATAATTTTATGACAATTAAACTAGCCCTACTAAAGTCTGGAGAGGATGTTATTGCCGATTGGCAGGAGATTGTCCTTGAAGACAAAGACAAAGTTGCAGCATATCTTGCCTCTTATCCTTACAGTGTAAAGATTAAGGATGGGGAAGATTCATCAAAACTTGCTCTTTCATATTATCCTTGGATGCCTTTATCCAAAGATACTGAGATAGCAATAGACCCCACTTGGGTTGTAACATTAGTAGACCCAGTTGATGAAGTAAAAACAACCTATGAGGAAAAAGTCAATGTCATCAAAGAAAGACGCAATGGTAATAGTCCTGACAACAGGGATAACACTGATAGCGACGATTGAAGAACAAACATCTGAATTGGGTGAACCAGATTGTAAGTTGATTGAACCTTATTTGGTTACACCTGAGGGTACTGTTGAGCCTTGGTTACTTAATGTGACAAATCAGAACGAAGTGATGATATCATCTGATAAGATATTAACATTGGTCGATCCTAAAACACCTTTACTAGCAAAATACGAAGCAGTATTTGATTGATGCGTTTTTACACTAATGTCCAACTTGTTGGTAATCAGTTCCTTGTTCGTGGATACGATAATGGGACAAGGTTTACCGATAGGGAAGAATGGCGACCTACTCTTTTTGTAGATTCTAAAAAGAAATCTAAGTTTCAGACATTAGAGGGTAAATCTGTAGAACCTATTCAACCAGGTTATGTTCGTGATTGTCGTGAGTTTTATAAGAAGTATCAGGACGTAGAAGGGTTTAACATTTATGGAAATGAAAGGTATATCTATCAGTACATTTCTGAGAAGTATCCTCAGAATGAGATCAAGTTTGATATATCAAAGATACAGTTAGTTACTCTTGATATTGAAACCACATCGGAGGAAGGCTTCCCTGATGTGCATTCTTGTGTAGAGGAACTTCTTACTATTACCTTACAGGATTATTCGACCAAGAGGATTATAACTTGGGGTGTTAAAGCATTTAAAGTTAAGCAAGATAATCATAATTATATTCAATGTGATTCTGAGTTTGATTTGCTCAATAAGTTTATTGAGTGGTGGATGCAGTATACACCTGATGTTATTACTGGATGGAACATTCAGTTGTTTGATATACCATATATTCAAGGCCGTCTTAAGAGGGTCTTAGGTGAGAAGTTAATGAAAAGACTTTCTCCTTGGGGACTAGTGACTGAGGGTGAAGTTTATATTAAAGGTAGAAGGCATATATCCATTGATATTGGTGGTGTGACACAATTAGATTATCTTGACTTGTATAAGAAATTTACTTATACTAATAGAGAATCTTATCGTCTAGACCACATTGCAGAAGTAGAACTGGGGCAAAAGAAATTAGACCACTCTGAGTTTGATACCTTTAAAGATTTCTATAGTGGGAATTGGCAGAAGTTTGTTGAGTATAACGTCATTGACGTGGAACTAGTTGACAGACTTGAGGATAAGATGAAGTTGATTGAACTTGCCCTGACTATGGCATATGACGCAAAGGTGAATTTTACCGATGTGTTTTATCAGGTTAGGACTTGGGATTCAATCATTTATAACTATTTGAAGAAGAGGAATATAGTTATTCCTCCTAAAAAAAGTGTTGAAAAAACCGACAAATACGCAGGTGCTTATGTCAAAGAACCGAAACCAGGAAGCTATGATTGGGTGGTCAGTTTTGATCTCAATAGTCTGTATCCTCACCTTATTATGCAATACAACATTTCCCCAGAGACCCTCAGGGAAACTCGACATCCCAGTTCGAGCGTTGAAAGGCTCTTAAGAAAAGAGTGTAAGATTGATGGGGATTATGCAGTTTGTGCGAATGGAGCACAATATAGGAAAGATGTTCGTGGGTTCCTTCCTGAACTCATGGAGAAGATTTATAATGAGAGAGTCATATTTAAAAAGAGAATGCTTACTGCCAAGCAGGAGTATGAGAATTCCCCTAGCAAAAAATTGGAAAAAGAAATTGCTAGGTGTAATAATATTCAGATGGCAAAGAAGATACAACTTAATTCTGCTTATGGTGCTATCGGTAATAATTACTTCAGGTATTATAAGTTAGAGAACGCAGAAGCCATTACTTTATCAGGGCAGTTTTCTATTAGATGGATAGAAGGCAAGATGAATGCCTATCTAAATAAATTGCTTAAGACTGATAGCAAAGATTATGTCATCGCTTCTGACACTGATTCCATATATCTCAATCTGGGACATCTTGTTCAGACTATCTTTGGTCAAGACAAGGATGTTGATAAGACAAAAATTGTTAACTTTCTGGATAAAGCGTGTCAGACGCAATTTGAACCATACATTGAAAAGTCGTATGCTGAACTTGCGTCTTATGTAAACGCATATGATCAGAAGATGTTCATGAAGCGAGAGAACATCGCTGATAGAGGCATCTGGACTGCTAAAAAAAGATACATCCTTAACGTTTGGGATAGTGAAGGAGTTCGTTATGAAAATCCTAAATTGAAAGTGATGGGGATTGAGGCTGTTAAGTCATCAAATCCAGCACCTTGTCG